GCATACGGTTTGGTTTAAGAATCCGTTGCCTGAGATGGTCACACCTGGCGCATTTATTCTCCGACCAGCAGGATTTGCGAAAGGCGCCTTAGGCTGGCATCTTGGCTACGGGGACGGCTTACTGGCGACCGTGGGGAAGATGGTATGAGTATCCGCGACCGCATCCGCGCTTGGCTGGGGCTGGACGATGTGCCGTCGCTGGCGATGTTCAAAGCGATGGAGCAGAAGCAGCGCGAGCGGCATGATGTGCTGTTTACTCTTTTGAGTCAGATCAATCAGCGCATGATTAATGAGCATGTGGGCGCACCGCGAGACTTCGCTGTGCCTATCCTCGACTGGGACACTGTACAGGCAATGGCGCTGGCCGCACTGGAGCGCGAACCGCAAAAGGAGATGTGATGGCACAGCAATTCAATTATCCGATGGGCAAGGGCAACATGCCGTCTAAGAAGCCGATGGCAAAAGCGCAGGAGGAGCCGGAGGGCGATGAGTTCGGCGGCGAGCCGGAGGGCGGCGCGGACGAGAAGATCGCCCAGCACCTTCAGGAGATGCACGCGGCGACGGGCCACGGGCATTCCCACATCCAGCATCATGGCGATGGGACGCACACGGCGCATCATATCTCGCATGAGGGACAAGTGTCCGGGCCGGAGCCGCATGGCGATTGTCCCGGCGGGATGTGCGGGGGAATGTAAACTGTCGAAGGAGTAGCCGTGCTGAAGCGCAAGACGGTCAATCTGGGCTCCAAGGGCAGCTTCGAGGAGAAGCCGGGGGCGCTTCACGCGATGCTGCATGTGCCTGAGGGAACGAAGATACCTGCCGACAAGCTGGCCCCGCACCCCGGTGATTCTCCGCTGTTAAGACGCAGGAAGGCGAGCGCCGCTGGGTTTGCGGCCATGAAGCACTGATGCCCGATCCAACCCTCAATCCCCCCGAATCCGGCGACGGCGGAGCAACCGCTGGCCCGCGTCTGACGCCCTTGGTTTTCCCGCCCGGTTATGTTCCCGGCAAAATTGCCCCTTGGATGTGCTCTCCTGAGCCGATCTACGGCCCTGATGAGCTGGGCGAGTACATCTCCGCAATCGAGACGATGACGCAGAACGTCAACAAGTGCGATGCGGCGGCGCGGATATGGGAAGTGCTTCAGGCGTGGGAGATGCGGCTGTTCCGCAGAAATTACCAGTTCCTGAATGTGGGCTGGAAGGGCTGGGGAATGTTCGGCGGATCATCCGGCACGAGCGGAGCGGCTTCGGTGATGGCGGCCGGCAATGCCATGAAGCTGTTTAGCTGCAATGTGTTTGGGCAGCGGCACAAGAAGATCACGGCGCTTTTGTCGAGAGAGGTTCCCGGCACCACGGTAGCGCCGGTTGACGATGAAGACCCGATGGACCAGGCGGCGGCAGAAGAGGCTGAGAAGTTCCTGGAAGTGTTTCTGCACCAGGCGAACCTGAAAGGCGTGGTCAAGAAGGCGGCGGGGTATTTCTGCACGGATGATCGTGTGGGATTTCTGACGTACACGGTAGCCGATCAGACGCGGTGGGGCACGGAGTTGCCGAATCGCAAGGAGGTTGTGTATGGAGCGCCAGAATCAGAAGGAATCACCCCAGAAACTGAACTTTCAGGGGAAACTGGTAGCGATGGATCGGGGCCGCAAACAGACGGTATGGACGGTTCCGAGCAGCCCGCCCGCCGCGAAGTAACCTTTGTCGGCGGCAAGCTGGAGTGGAAAGTCCCGCTCATGGCCGACGAAGAGGACGAGATGGGCTGGTGCCGCTACCAGCACGAAGTCTCCGTAAACAAGCTCAAAGCGCAGTACCCGTGGGTCAAAGACAAGATTGCCGCCGGTGGCAACGTAGGCGGAATGGATCAGATCGACCGGCTGGCGCGAATTAACGTGCGGCTGGCGGTGCAGGCGAGTTCATCGAGCGGGGAAGCGTACAAGAACGATTCGACGGAATCTGTCACGTTCTACCGGCCCAGTGAGTACGAGGGCATCGAGGATGATGATATTCGCAAACTGTACCAGCAGACCTTCCCCGATGGCTTGGAAGTCTGGCACGCTGGCGGCAATTTTGCTTTTTGCCGCAATGCAAGAATGTCGAAGCATGTGAAGTTCGCTCATCCGGGTCCGGGAGATGGGCAGAACCGCGAAGCGTTGCTGACGAATTATCTGCCGCTGCAAAAGGTGCTGAATGCCAACATCAGCCTTATTGACCGTTACTTCCGTTCTGCGGTTCCCCGGCGATTCGCCATGGAACCTTACATTGACACGCAACTGCTCAACTCCCAGTCCAACGATCCGGCCAAGGTCACAGCCGTTACCATCCCCGACAATCCGGGCCTCAAGATCATGGACCTTACCGGAGTCGAGAACGTACCAAGTCCCAACACGGCGATATTTGAGTTCGTGCAATGGCTTATCTCCGGCGGCCCGGAAGCGATGGATGGCGGCAGTCCTGCGGCATTTGGCGAGGCGGAAACCGGGCAGGATCAGGGAGTCTACAAGACGACACGGTTGAAGCGGGACCAGGCTTTGCAGGTGTTCTCGATGCCGTGGGGCGCATTGTGCGAGGCGGTTTGCACGATTTCGCAGCAGGCGGTTGAAAGCGCGGCGGAGAACAGGATTGCTGACTTTTCGGCGTCATTGCCGGGGCAGAAAAAGCTCAAGATCGAGTTGAGTAAGTTGCAGGGCAATGTGCTTGTGCAGCCGGAGTCGCTTGAAATCCCGCAGACTTTGGCCGAGCAGGAAGAGGAAATGTCTCAGTTGCTGGAGCAGAGCGCGAATGTCGCGTTGTACCAGCAGATTATGATGGACCCGCGCAATCTGGCCGTATTCTCGCGGTTCCCATCGCTCAAGAATCTCGATCTTCCGGGAGCCGATCAGGTGGAGGCGCAGCAGGGCGAGTTTGAGATTCTGATGCGCTCCGGCCCGATTCCGAATCCGCAATTAGCGCAGATTCAGCAGCAGTTGCAGGTGATGACCCAGCATTTGCAGCAAGGCCAGGTTGACCCCGAAGCGCAGACGCCGGAGGGCCAACAGGCGATGCAGATGCTTCAACAGCAGTCGCAGCAGTTGGCGCAACAGGCGCAGTCCATGCCGCCGCTTATATCTACGGTTCCCGTGGCGCAGGACAACAGCGAAAATCACATGATCCACGCGGCGATCACGCTGGGAATGCTGACCAGTCCCACGGGCAGGAAGCTGAAAAATGGCGCACCGGAGCAAAAGGCGATCTGGCAGAACCTGAAACTTCACTGGCAAGAGCACATGGCCATGCTCAAGGCATTGCAGCCTCCGAAGGAGATGGAGTTCAAGGGATCGGTGAGCATCGATCCGAGCAAGTTCCCGCCGGATGCGCAGACGCGGATGTTCGAGTCGATGGGGCTGGAGATTCCCCCGTTTGCGCTGGAGCCGCAAGAGCAGACGCACGAGATCACGCAGGAAAAAGAGGGCGTGGACGCTCAGGGCGTGCCGGTAAAACAGAAGGTGTCGGTGGTAGGCAAGCCGTTGAATTAGGAGACAGAGACATGGAAGCGCTCAAGGACTCTGCCGTTGAAGAGTGGTTAGCGAAATTGGAACCCCCGGCAGGATACCGGTTTCATCTGTGGGAGACAGAACACGACCCAGATGAGGAAAACGACAAATCGCTATTTGAAATTCTTCGTCCCGTGATATTCGCAGTGGAGAGAATTTCAGACAACAGAGTGTGGCATTTCAGGCAATTCAAGCCAAACTCGGTAAGACTGGATGTGAGAGTACGCACATGCCCGGAGTGTGGGCACCAATGGTAGTCAGGAGATAAGAGACATGGACGGACTTGAAGGGGCAGTATTGGATGTTGAGCAGGTAGAAACGCAGGTTGGCGACGAAGGTTCGGGCGCGTCCGATAACGCGCATGAAGGTGCTGGCGGTCAGCAGCAGACGGAATACGACCCGTTTGAGTCGAAATCGGCGCGGGAATTGTCCGCGTGGCTCAAGGCCAAGCGCGATTCCGGCGACCCGTTGGATGCGAAAGCCGCCAAAGCTCTCAAGGACATCTTCGGCCAGTCCTATGCGTTCAAGAAGGAATTTCCCGAAGGTCTGGACTCGGCGCGCAGCGTCAAGGCTCTGGTCGATTCGGTCATCCACCAGGGGCCGGACGGGCAGGAACTGAAGGGTGCGGAAGCGATTGCGGCGCTTCAGGACTCGGTGCGGGAGTACGCGCAGATAGATGAGCAGTTGGCTCAGGGCGATCCGGCGGTGCTGGACACGCTCGGCGAAGAGTTCAACGGCGGCCTGGCGAAGCTTGCGCCGCTGATCCTTGACCGTGTGGCGCAGTCGGACCCCGAAGCGTATGCCGCCGCCGTGTTGCCGCATTTCGTCCGGGCTCTGGCAGGCTCAGAACTGGTTTCGAGTTTCAACGGGCTTGTGGATGTTCTGAATGAAGCACCTCCTGCATGGCTGACGCCGGACCAGAAGACCGCATGGGGCCGCGACCAGATGCAGAAAGTCATTGCACTGGCGGGCGGGATGGGCAAGTGGCTTAACGCGCAGGCAGACAAAGTTAAATCGGTGCCTCAAGGCAATGGTAACGGGGCGCGTTCGGTAGCGAAAAAGGACTCCGTATCCGAAGAACGGGCCTCGTTCGAGAAAGAGCGGCAGGACCATCACTGGAATACCAACATCTCGCCCAAGCTCGACCAGCACGCCGATGCTCAGTTCCGTGCGCTGTTCGCTCCTTACGCGAAGCGGCTGAATCTGGATGTTCCGACAACCACTGCGCTCAAGATGGAATTTGCCAGGCGCGTTGCCTCGACTGCGGCCAAAGACGCGGCCTACATCGGGCAGATTGGGCGTTACCGGGCAATGAAGAATCCAGACCCGGCAACGGTGCTGAATTACGCCAAGGTCCACTTCGACAAGCACGCCAAGACGGTCCTTGAGTCTCTTGTCAACGAGCGGTACAAGCCGTTCTTGAATCAGAAGCCGCGCGGAGGCCAGCCGGGGAACCAGAACGGCGCGGGGAATGGCGCGGCTCCGGCTAAGGGTATCCAGATCGTAGCCGTGAAGCCGGCACCGGGCACATACGACCCGCGCAAGGGCACGCTCGAAGACCTGCACAACAAGATTTACTACCTGAACAACGGGAAGGTCGTGCAGGTTCGCTCGACTTGACAGCGTGTGCTATGATTTTGCGTATCACCGATTCGCTTCCGGGATGGCCGGTCTAAATACCAAGGCTTGAGAGCATAGCCACCGCGAATCCACAGAATGAGACACACAGCACGGGCGTAAGCCGCGTGACTCTTGTTTTGAGGATTCTCCATGGCACTCTCTACGGAACTAGCAGTAGAAGCGATTGAGCTTGAAGCGTTTGTCGAGGAGATTCCCGACCTCCAAGCGCGATTCGACAAGCTCCAGATGCGCCTTGAAAAGGGCGGCAAAAAGATTCAGTGCAGCTACTCAACCAATCGCGGCGGCGTGTCACGCGCCCCGTTCTGGGCTGCCGCTCGCGTACAGGGCGGCGCTGGCATTCAACAGTTCGGCCTTGGAACTTCCGCACCTATCGGCGGCGATACTTCCACCGCTCCTTACGTTCCCGCGTGGGGCCGTGGCACCGGCTCGCAGTTTGTTTCCATGTGTGCCTCTCCGATCCGTTTTGTCAACGTTTGCGAAATCTCCAACCTCTCGCAGTACGCGACCGATGGCAAGGAAAGAGGCCTGGTCAAGTTCTCCCGCGAAGAAATGGACAAGTCTCTGCTGGCGTTCGACAACGGCGTGGAGGGCGTCATTAACCGCGACGGCTCCGGCACCATCGACCAGATCCCGTCGACCGCGACCATCACCACCGGCGGTTCCGGCGCGCAGACCTCCATCATCGCCGGAATCAATACCGCAGCCTCCTTTGTCGATCAGCAGCAGGTCCAGTTCTTTTCCGCTGTTGGCGGGACGCTGCGCGGCGGTGCTGGCGCAACCGCAACCATCTCCTACGTCGATCCGGTCACTCAAACGCTGTTCTTCTCGACCGCGCTTCCCTCTGGCGTCACGCAGGGCGACATTATCGTTGTCCAGGGCGCAACCGGAGCCGCCGGATCGAGTGTTTACGGCAAGGATTACTGGATTCAGAACGGCAACGTCGGCACCTTTGCCGGCGTAAACATCGCCCTTTATCCGAGCCGCTTCTCTTCGCCCACCATCAACTTCGGCGGGACCGGAACCATCGTCAATTCGACCGCGCAGCGCGTACAGTCGATCCGTATGCGTGCCATGGGCGACGACTTCGACAAGAACGAGAAGTGCTTCTGGTACGGCAACCCGCAACAGGGCGTGGCGCTGGCCGGAAACTACTACGTTCCTGGCTACACCCGTCTGGACGAGGGCGGCAATGAGAAAGTGCCCGACGTGGCCAAGAAGCACATGCAGGACACCTGGGCAGGCGATGAGATTGTCTGGTCCTCCACCGCCGAGCCGACCCGCTTCGACCGCATCGTTCCCAGCGCGTTCACGTTCGGCGAACTGTTCCCCACCCGCCTGCATGAGTGGACGCCTGGCAACCCCATCGCTGCCGTTCCGACAAACGACGGATCGGGCGCGTCCAATGCGATTGGGACCACGTATTACGATTCGCAGATGTTCGCGTATGAGCGTTCATTCAACTTGCTCTGCCCCGAAATGAGGCAACAATTCTTTTTACAAAACTTGCCTGTGCCCGCAGACAGCTAACCTTGACGTTCTCTCAATCCCGATGGGCGGCGGGTGATTCCGCCCAAAGAGACAAGAGACATGGACCAATTCCCACGCAAGCCGTTGTTGGACCGCATCATCGTGCGGGAGATCCCGATTGAAGAGTATTACGAGCAGCCAAAGGGTGTCGATGTTGACCTGAACAACGCTTTCATCAAGGAGCGCACAGACCGGGGTGTAGTGGTTGCTGTGAGCGACAAAGTGGATGACGTGGCCGTGGGCGACACGGTGTTCTTCGATGAGTTCGCGCTTTGCGATCCGGTTTACCTGAATCCGGCGCACAAGAACCGCCACGACCTGCCGAAATACTGGCAGATGCGGGTGGCGGATTTGAAGGGCGTCGCGGTGGTGGTCGGTTATTACCAACGCGCGACTGAAGCGGAACCTATAAATGCGTGAATGCCCACCATGGTTCCAAGAAGAACTGACGCGCATCGGCGGCACGAACCAGTACGGGGAGCCGATCTTCAAGCTCGTCTGGTCCGAGTCGCAGCAGTTTACCGTTGGCGGCCGCTGGAAGGATGGATTTGAGGGGTACAAACGTGCTCCGCTGATTCCCGGCGAGCCGTGCTGGGCCTTGATGGTCTGGGAGCCTGCCGAAGTAGCTGGAGGCTCTTACGAAGCCTGGGAGCGCGATTACCGCGATGAGGAAACAGGCTTGCTTGAATGCGGCGGCTATCCGAAGTACGGCAATTACCGCCTGCTGCAAAAGTTTCTTCATCGGGAGATGGTCGAGCAGTCTGTTATACGGCAGTTCTGGGATGGCCCGATCATTCGCACGGAGACGATTCAGGGTGCGAAGATGCGGACGTACAGGATGGAGCCGTGCGGCTTCATGCTCGACGTAATGCTGCCAATGCTCATGGCCTGGAGAAGACTGTCCAACGCGCAGAAGGTTGCGGCGCTGAAACAGCAGGAGCAGGAGCGCAAGGACGCTTTTACGGCCAAGGTGAAGGATGCGCGGGATGGCAGCAGGATGGGGCGCACGATGCGGTCTTCGCAGTTGGTGCAGAAACGCGCAGCGGTCATTGAGCGCGGCATGAGACAGGCAATGGCTGCGGCAGCGCAGTGGGGCCTGGGAATGAGGTTGGAGGCATAATGGCAAGCATTTCGACAGTACCTTTCGGCGACAAGCGGACCGACAGCGCGATGCGCGGAGCGAATCCTGAGAACTTCAACGTGTTCTTTTCCGGCCACACTATGCGCGAACCGCGCCGGTTCATCTATGTGCATACCGTGGCGCGAAAGTCTGAACAGGTGACGCGCATCTTGTTCCACCGGCTCATTCTGAGAGGCTGCGAACAGGGCCAGCGGTATCAGACGAGCTGCGTCGTTCCCGATCCCATTTCGCAGCCCAGCCCGGATCAGGAGCGCGGGGGAACGCGGATCGACGAGCACGACGGCTGGCGTGCAACCATCGACATGCTCAATCCACGCAACTTCTCGAATGACCCGTTTCTTGGCACAAACAACCCTGATTTCTTCGCCAATCGCAACGGCTCAAATCTGATTGCGCTTGGCTTTTGGCCGTCGCTGAATAAAGTGCCGACAGAGGAAGAGATTGTGCGTGCCGAGGGCTACCGCAACCGGCGCTATAACTGGCTGGCAAGAGAATCAACCAGGCTTTCGGCGCGGTCGAAGAAAGACCTGGACGAGTTCTTGCAGACGTACCCCGAGACGTACACGGCGCTCGATGCGCTCCAGATCAAGACGGACTGGCACACGCCGCAGACTGTGAGTTTCACTTGCCCCAACTGCGGGGATTCGATCAAGCAAGGGCTGGCGTTCCACAAGTCGAGCGTGACAGAAAAGTTGTGCGTGATTGACCCGGAGAGAGCCTTCAAAGCCAACGCGATCACCAAGAAGGAACTGGAAGCGTTGGTCGGCACGCTTTAACGATCTTCGCTGGAGCGCACCCTGAGCTTACCGGTGTCCTGTCTCTTCGCCAGGTTCTCAGGGTGTCCAGCGAAGTAAGGAGGAACGATGGCGAATCAGTCGGCAGTCGGCGGGAATGTTCGCTATCCCTCCTTGCAGGCTATCGCCAGCCTGTTTCGCGCATCTGTCAACGACACGTTCAACTCGACCACGGGGACGGGAACAGGGACAGGCAATTCCGCCGGCCTGATTATGTCGAACCAGAACCCGGACTTGCTGACGTTCATGGATTCGGCGATTTACGAGGTCTATTCCGATCTCCGCAACGTCGGCGATCCCGAATTGATCCTCGACAATTACATCCTGACCGGCCTCCCTGCCTTGACGCAGCAAGATCCAACGGTGCAAGTGGCGCTCTCTTACGCCGGGTTCTACGACGGCTTTCAATGGCATCCGCAATGGACGCTGCCCATCGGTATGAATAGGCTCTTGGCGGTTTGGGAACGGCAGAGCGGGACCACAAACGGCTTTTCTCCCATGAAGTCTGCCCCGTTCGGTATCGGCGGCGGCTGGCAGGGCATTTACATGGGCAGTTACGAGATGCGCGAAGGCATGTTGTGGATGCCGGGAGCGTTGCAATCGGTTGACCTCAGAATCCGCTGCCGCATCGGATACCCCGCTCCTCTAGGGTCGGCGGTGAACATCAATTTCGCCACTACCTACGTTCCTATCCTGGATTGCCTCAACGCGATTGTGGCGAAGATGATGATTCTCTACGCGCGCCGGTTCGCCCCGGAGCAATACCAGATGTGCATAGCGGAAGAATCGAGACTGATGGGCAAGTTGAAACTGGAAGTGGTTCGCGGGATGCAGGCTCAGGAGAACGAGCGCGAACCGTTCGGCGCGGAGATCACGGAAGACTTTGCGATTGCGTGGTCATGGCTCTAGCGGCGTGAGGAACGCCCCAAACCGCAACTGTTTCCGAGGAGGAAACCACAATGGCTGGCAACGGAATTGTACTTCTCAAAGTCTCTGAATTCGCACTTAGCGGCATCGACAACACCAACCGCAAAACCGTGATCGAAGGCGATGTGATTATCGCCGAAGCGGTGAACTCGATCGCTACTTTGGCGGTCGTAGCGGGCGGTGCAGGCTGGGCGGTGAACGATACCTTTACAATTCCCGGAGTCACGGGCGGCGTGGGTACAGTAGCATCCGTGTCGAGCGGCGCGGTAGCGACCGTAACGATCAAGTCCGCGGGATACAACGGCAAAGTGGCAACAGCCGCCGCTGCGCCTGCGATTGCGCCGTCTGCCGGGACAGGGCTTACCGTGACCACGACCTTGACCGCTGGCGTTGCCCCGCTCCTGATTACCAGTTGGGCGATTGCGTCCAATGTGCTGACGTTCCAGGCGGCAAATTCTCTGACCACGGGCGGCGGGCAGTCGATTACCGTTTCCGGGTTTACGGGAGCACTTTCGTACCTCAACGGAACCTATACGACCTCTTCGGCGACGGCCTCAACGATTGTCGTTGCGAAGACAGCGGCAAACGCATCGGGAACGGGATTTGCCCTTGCAGTTCTCCAGCCGAATTACACAACGGGAGGGCTGCCGATCAACTTCTCGTTCATCGGCGTAAACGGGACAGCAAACCCCATCGGCACTATCGGCCCTCTCTCGGTCCCGGATTGGTTTACCGCTCAAACGATTGCCGCCTCCGCGTTCAACTACAAAATCAACCAGACGGTCACGCCGAACCTGTTGCAAATCCTGAGCGGTGTCACCGAGGTTTCAAACGGCGCTGCGGTGACTGCCGACACGGTGAGATTCCGCGCTGAGTTCACCAAGAACGCATTCTGATGCACGGGACTAGCGGAATCCCCATCCCGCTGACAACCATCGGCGGACTCGTCACACTCGCAAGGCCGGAGACGGTCCCGGAGGGTGCGAGTCCGCGCACTTACGATTGGGACTATGACGTAGGCGGCGGGAAGACTCGTGCGGGAACGACGAATCAGTATCCGGTGGTCAATAACATCATCGGCCCCAATGCTCCCAACGCGGCCAGCAGCCTGACCTGGTATAACCCTGCGAATATCCTTCTCAACGATGGAAACTACACGCTTTTTGTTCCGGTATCGCAACCTAATTCCCTGACCATCGACCAGTTTGCTTTCGATGTTCCAGCGACCAGCGGAGTCACGGGAATTCTGCTGACGCTCACGGGATTGTCCAACGCCCCGAACACGGTCATCACGGCTCAGTTGCTCATCAATGGCGTTCCGCGCGGCTCAATGCGGAGCGGCACGCTGCTTCAGACCAACAGCAGCGTCAATCTCGGCGGCACAGCGGATTCGTGGGGCGTAGCTCTGACTGCTGCCGATCTGAATGCCGTCAATTTCGGCGTTCTGCTGTCGGCCTCGAATTCCGCTTTCCCTCTGGTGACGGCATTTCTTGACTACGCCACAATCACTTTAGGGGTAAGCACAGGGCAGGCAAACTTCCAGTTTATCGACACGTTTGTTGCTCAGAACGGCGATGTCAAGAACCTCTCGCTTGATGCCGATGGAGACTTCTATGTCGAGAACGTGACCACCGCGCCGGGAGTGCAAACGCTGATTTCGGAGGGCTATACCCCCGGCTCCTACATGGTGGGAGTCAACGGGCCGGATGTGGAGTATCTTGCGCTTTCCGGGCTGACAACTGGCTCGGACCAGCCGATTCAATACACCTCAAATTGGATTGACCGCATTACGCAGGTTGGGCCGGGGCAGGCGCCGGTATTTACTCCACAGGCCGCCAGTTCCAACACTTATGCGATAGCGACGATCACGCAACCGGCTGCACAGTCCGATCCTGCCGATCCGGGGCATATCAACACGTTGCAGCAGTCCGCAGGCCCAACCTCGACGGCTCCGGGGAATGTAATAACGGTCTTCTACGCCGAGTCGCTGAGCTACCCGGAAGACACAACGCTGGTGAACGCTTTCAACTCCGGCAACGCGGTGTACGTCTATGTGAGCGGAACCTCGCTGGCGGCGGCAAACGGGACATTCCTCGTTACCAGCGTGGGCAACGTCATTCCGCCGGGGGGATCGTATTTCCGCTGGTACTTCACTTATCAGGTCACCGGAGCGCCCGCTTACCAGCAATACGGAGGGCCGGACGACTCGCCGGGGACGTATCAGCAGACGCTTGCGACGGTGACGATGAGCGTTCCGGTGCCGGGACTGACGGTGGGGAACAACGTCACAATTTCGGGCGCATCCGTTTCGGCGTGGGATTCGACGTGGCAGGTTACCCAGACACTCAATTCCTCGCAGATGGCGATTACCGGCTCTCAGGTCACAGCAAACGTGGCGACGTTCAACTATGCGTTGACTGGAGGAAGCACTTCCCCGCCGGCCACAGGCCAACTTGTGACCATTACCGGGACGACGAACGCAGACGGAGCCTTGAACGGTTCCAATCTGACCATCGTTTCCGCGTCGGGGGGATCGACAGGGACATTTACAGTCAACGTCTCGGTAGTGACCGCTGCGTTTGCGCCGGAGGACGGGCAGGCGACCACCGCAGGAACGATCTTCTGCATCGATCCAGGCTTGACGACTCTGGGCACGAGTTCCGACCCCATTTTCGGCAATTCGACGGGCGGAACACTGACTTTTGTGGCGGCGACGGCGCAGTTGATTGCGACCGGGACGAAGCAAGGCAGCGTTTTCTTCATCACGCGCAACGGTTACTACACCGCTCCGGCCCCCCCGGTCACTTTTGCCATTCCTGAGAACACGACGGCGCTGATTGCGACGCAGATCCCGATTGGACCGCCGAATGTGGTTGCCAGAGGGATCATTTTGACGGAATCGGGGCAGAACGGAGTACCCGGAGCCAACTTCTACACGATCCCAGTGCCGGTCACATACATTGTCGAGAACGTGAGCTATACCGCGACGGCGCTCATCATCAATGACAACACGAGCACGTCCGCGACATTCACATTCACCGATTCGGTGTTGCTTTCGGCGTTGGCCGTCGATGTGTACGCCTACAACCTGTTCAACCAGTTTGAGATTGGCGATCCGGGATGGATTGCAGCTTACGATGGAAGAATCGCTTATGGACTGTGCCGGAACAAGGTGCAGAATTTCAACAATCTCAGCTTTGACGGCGGGTATCTGGCTGGATCGTTGGTTCCGCTTGGATGGACAACGCCGGACGTGTACGGATCGTTGATTGTCAGTGCCAAGTTTGGCAACAGTTACTACATCCAAAACACATCGGGCGGGTTGCTGGCGGTTGCAGGGTTGATACAGCAGTCCGCGTTTCAGGATGCTTACAAGGAACCGATCATCGAGCCGAACACGGCGTATTCGGTCAGAGTGACAGCGGCGATTCCATCAGGGGAGACGACAGGCAATTTAGTTGTGTCTCTGGTCGCAAACGGGGTGACTTTCGGATCATTCACCGTTCCGTTTTCTTCTATGACGACTCAATACGCTATTTACGAAGGGGCGCTGTTGACTTCGCCCTTTCTGACGACTCCAAGCGCATTACAGTTGGTTGTGCAGGCAACGGAAATCGGCGAGGGCGCAGATGTCGCCATAGACCGCGTTGATCCGTTCCCCACGGCAATTCCGATCCTGACGACCACGGTTTATTTCTCGTATGCGGGTCTGCCGGAGCAGGTAGATTCAGTCACCGGCGCGGTGGGCTTTTCAAGTGAGAATCAGCAGCCTGTCAACGGCGGGATGGTTCTCTACGACACGTTTTATGGCCTCAAGGGATGGGGAGGGAACGCTCCAGGCTCATCTCTCTACAGTTTGCAGGCCAGCAGCAATCTTGAACCGGCGCAGTGGCAGGAGCCGGAAGTAGCGCAGAAATCCGGGGGCGCGATTGGGCCTCTTGCATTCGACTTGGGTGAGCAGTGGTTTCTCGGAGCTTCGCGGCAGGGGTTGTATCTCTTTGAGGGCGGCCAGCCGGGAAAGATCATGCAGGAAATTTATCAGGTCTGGGACGCAATCAACTGGGCTGCCGGGAACACGATCTGGGTCAAGGTCGATATTGTTCATCGCAAAATCTATGTTGGGGTGCCTCTACCTACCCCGAATTTCTGGCTGCCGAACGCGCCGGTCAACGCCGCGCCGTCGTTCCCGAACGTGATCCTGATGTGCAACTACCAAGGCATTGATTCCGGGCAGGAATTGAAGAACATGCCTCAGATGCACACGACCATGTTTGGCACGCTGAACGCGATTGACATGCGGCGTAAGTGGTCGATCTGGCAGATTCCGAGTCCTTACGCGAACATCTGCCAAGGAGCAACGGACGAGCAACTGTTCATCTGCAACGGACGCGGGAATTCCAAGATTTACTGGCTTGACGAGACAGCGGAAACGGATGATGGGCTGGTGATTGATTCGCTCTATACAACCGCCGGCCTGCCGGAATTGAGCAAGCGGACGCAGATGCAGGGTATCGGCAACTCGCGGCTGAGATTTGGCTATATGAGTGCGGCTGTGCAAGGGCCGGGGAACATCCAGGTGCGTCTGCTGCCAAATCGCTTATTGTTCCCTGAGCCGGTGGATTACGAGGCATGGCAGTTGCCGGGAGGGTTGACACCGGGCGACCCGGCGCTAAACGACGCGGAGGCCAGTTTGAACTTTGCGGCCACGAGGACATTTGTGGAGTTCCGGGAAAATGACGGCAGCGGATTTACTTTGAGCAACCTGCTGCTGGTGGGGAAAAAGGATGTCTGGAATCAATTTCGTGGCAGAACAGGGACAACGCCATGAGCCTGCCCGGAAACGACCTCCTGACCGCCGTAGAGAACGCGCAGGACGTGCAGACGCTTGGCACGAAGCTGGGGCAGTACATTCGCCGTTATCTCGCTCCCAGCGTCCAGAACACGGCAAAAAGCGCGGCTGTTGGGGCCAATGGCGACATACCGGCCCCGGCTGCGCCAGAGTCGATCAGCGTGACCACGGCGGGGGAGTTGGCGCAGGTGGTAGTCAACCATACCGCGCCGATTCAAAGGGGCGTGCGATATTTCACCACCATTGCGACCAATCCGCAGTTTATCGGCGGCATCGTGCATGACCACGGTTCGTCCAGATGCCCGCCGCCGATCTATCTGCCGACAAAGGACGGGAGCGGGAACACGCACAGTTACTACTTTGGGACAGTCGTGCAGTATCCCGGAAGCCCGCCGAGCAAGCCGACGTATTACGGCGGGGTAACGCCGGTTGCGGTGACTATGAGCGGAACAACGCAGATGACTTTGCAGGCCGGAACTGGTAGCGGAACAGCCTCGAACGGGAACCAGCCGTTTCAAGGGTTGGGCAAGGCGGCGGTGCGGCTATGATACGCGATCTCCAACCGGAAGACGTTGAAACGATAAAAAGTATCCACAAAGCACAGGGTTTCGGCTATTCTGTTCCTGATCTCACTTCTCCGCTTGTGCTGGTTAAAAAGGTAAGGGAAGTGGATGGACGTGTCGTGGCAGCCATGTTTCTGAGGCTCACGGCAGAGACATTCCTGATTTGCTCAGGGAGTCCGGTTGAAAAGGGCCGTGCGATTGAAGAATTGCAGCCCGCAGTCATCGGAGAGGCATGGGCAAAGGGATTGTCGGATATAGTCTGCGTTATCCCTCCTGAAATCTCCGAATCGTTCGCTCCGGTGCTTGAACGCATGGGGTGGGAACATACCCCCTCATGGCCACTTTGGCAAAGGAATCTGAATGCGTAATGCCGTTAATCAGGCCAATCAAGCCGAGCAGGGCGCGGTCAACACAGCCAACACGCTCGGCGGCGAAGCCCAAGGCATCGGCGCGAACCTGACGCCGTTTCTGACCCAGGAAATGCTTCATCCCCAAGGCATCGGCCAAACCGGACTCGCTGCGGAGACGGCGGCTGGCATGGCTGGGGCCGGCGGAGCCGCCTCAGGTCTTACCGGCGTGGCGAATCAGCGGGCGGCGGTGTCGAGAAACGCGGGCGGGTTCTCTGCGGCGCTCGACCAGGCGGCAAGAGAACGCAGCAAGGCGGCGGCTGGCGCGTCCGAAGGCATCCAGGCGGGCAACGAGCAGGAGAAACTTCAGCAGCAGCAGGAAGGGGCGCGTGGGCTTGGCTCCCTGTACGGCACGGACACTTCCGGGATGCTGAACGCAATGGGGCAGGAACACGAGGACATCAACTCCGAGGTCAACGCGAATAACTCCGGCTGGCTGCAAAACACGCTCGGTATCACGAATTCGGTTGCCAACATGATTAAGGCGTTGAAATCCGGCGGTCAGGGCGGAGGCGATAGTGGCTAACGTGTCTCCATGGGCACAGATTCAGCAGGACGCGGCTCCCCCGCCTCCGGGGATTCTTACGCCTGTGCAGATGCCGGATACTCAAGGGCCACCAGTTCTTGCGCCCACTCAGCATCCTGCCGTGACGCGCCCGCAGACGCCGCAAGAGCAGTTGATCGATCAGGATCAGCAAAGATTGCAGAAGGTTAGATGGGAGCAGCAGAACCCATGGGGAACGCCGGAGAATCATCCCGGCAAACTTGGCAAACTCGCGCACATCTTTTCGCAAGTCGGCAACATCGCGGGCGATGTGTTCGCTCCGGGCACGATGGCCTTGATTCCGGGCACGGAAGCTCACAGGCAGGCGGAAGAAACAGGCTTGACTCGCAGGCTCAACACGGAAATCGGCGATGAGTCGCAGAATCAGGAGCGCAACGCACTGACGGCCAAGACGCAGGAAGACACTGCGGAGGAGCCGGGGAAGACGCAGAGCGAAGAGGCGCTACAGGGAGCGCAAGCGGCCAACCTGAATTCCGAGAACGAAGCGCGGCTGCTACTTGTCGGCCATGCCCATGCCGTGCAATCGGCTTTGAGGAACAATCTCGACCCGCACACCGATCCTACCGTTCTGGCATACGAGCAGGCGCTTCAGGCACAACAGAAACAGCCCGCCGCAAAAGGCGCACACTTCATTCAGCGCGAAGTTGGGGGCAAGCCGCACACGGTTGCGGTGGACGACATGACCGGCGAGGATATTCGGGATGAAGGAGAAACCGGGGAGAAGCCGCCCGTAGTTAATGTGAACGCGGCCAACTCGGAAATGGATCGTGAGGCAACGCGACTCGGCAAGCCTTACGAAAAAGGCGCTTCCGACGCACAGGCGCAACTCGACAAGATTGCCGATGCGCGGGCGATGGTCAATGGCAATCCTGAGTCCCAGGCCCTCGGTATGCCTAAAGTCCTGACGGCGCTTGTTTCAGGTCAGGGATCGGGCGTTCGTATCACGCAGCCGGAATTGAACTCGATTGCTAAGGCCCGTGGATTGTCGGGTGACATTGAGGGTACGCTGAATAAGTGGAGCGGCAAGGGTCAACTGACAGCAACCCAGAAACAGCAGCTTACGCAGATCCTCGATGATGTGAAAACGCGGATCGAGAAGAAAGCGGCAATTCACTCGGCAGCGCTCGATTCTATCAATGGAGCATCGAGCAGAGAACAGGTCATTCAGGCCGACAAGCTGGCGCGGCAGCAGTTGAATGAAGTACAGCAGTTCGGGTTTTATACTGGCGAGAAACTGCCACAGGGAATAGTAGTCGGCTTCAAAAACGGCAAGGTACAGGTAGACGATGCCCGTTAAGGAATACAGCCCGCAGGAATTGCATGAAGCGCAGACCGGGAACGCTCCCCCCGATGCCGCGCCCGATGACCGCAACGCTTTGCAGCGCGGAGTCGATAGCCTGACCGAGATTACCCCGGAGCAAGACGCGAAGACTCCGGGATTCCTGAAACCGCTGGCGCATTTTGGCGCAGGCGCAATCCAAGGCGCAACGTCGCCTTTCGTGCATCCATTGAAGACGATTGAAGGCACGGTGGAAGGTGTTGGGAAAATCGGCTCGGCGCTCATGGGAAATGAGGAAGACGCGAACGATATTGTTGGCGGGATCAAGAGCGATCCCGCGAAGTTCGCTGGCAATCTGGTAGGAGGCGCAACGGATTTGGGGCTGGCGTCTGAAGCAAGTGCGCCGCTACTGGCGAAGATTCCCACCAAGGCTAAGGCCGGGGCACTCTTTGAAACCGCAATGGGGAAGGCGCAGAACGAGCCGGTCTGGATGCAGAATTCAGGCCCGGAGCTTGTGCGCGCGCGCGAGCTAATGGAGCGCGGTGGTGGTAGGCCGACCCCTGTGAACGCACTCAACCGGCGCGTGGGCAACGTGAATCAGCCGCCGCTGACCTATCGGGAAGCACGAGACTACGCGACGAATCTTTCGCGTTTGTCTTCGACCGACGCACAAAAACTCACCCCGGTTATGGGGCGGCAAGCCGGGAAACTGAGCAAGGCGTTCAATCAGGACGTGGGAGACGCTGCGGCACGCGCTGGGGCTGGGCCTGAATACACTCAGGCCATGCGCGATTACCGGATTGCTTCGCAAATCGACAGCGCGAAAGATGCAGTAAAAACAGGATTGAAGCGAGCCATCATCCCCGCAGCAATAGGCGCGGGCGGCTACCAGGTCTACCGGGAATTGACGAAATAAGGAGTAACTGATGCCAGCATTCCAGAACAATCCATTCGCGCCCGCGCAACTCCTGCAAAAGGGAGTTCCGGCGTATCTTATCGGCTCTTTCTCGCAG